TCACCAGACCTCCCGCTCCGGCGGATTCCGGCCCTCGTGCGCCGCCGCGAAGTGGTCGCGGATCGCCAACTCCACCCGCTCGCGCACCACCGCGCCCCGCCGCTCCGCCCGCTCGGCGAACATCCGGCCGATCTCCTCCGAGCTGGCGCGCAGCGGCACGCTGATCGGGTCCTCGTCCGTCGCGTACGTGTCCTCCTCGTGCGACCAGCCGCAGCCGAGGGCGCACGGGAAGCGGACGATGCCGCTGCCCGGGTCAGGCCACAGCGGTGGCAGCAGGGGCTCCGGGATGATCGTGCGGTGCGGGGTGCGGGCCTCGTCCGCGCGGCGGGCGGCCTCGATCTGCGCGAAGACTTCGCGGGTGGATGGCTGCGGAAGCCGGGCGAGCAGCTCGTCAATGTCGGTGTCGGCGGTCACTGTGTCCTCCGTCTAGTGCGGCGGACAGGATGCCACAAACGGGACGGACCGCCTCCGTGAGGCGGACCCGGTGCCCGGGGCGGGATTCGAACCCACACTGCTCCGCGTTTAAGGCGGCTGCGTCTTCCAGTTGCGCCACCCGGGCCACGGCTTAAAGGGCACGCAACGACACTAGTGGGCTGAGGTGACGGTCACTCACATAGCTCTCAGACGTGCAGGATTGAACAGTCTCTGTGCAGCAGTCGCCGCAGATCGATCATGGTTCCCCTGTCGTGCGCTCCGAACTCCATTCGAGCCGCGAAAGCCCGATGGTCACCAGCCTCCCGTACGAGCATTGGTCAACAGTCGTCGCAAAAGCAGGAGGACGCCCGCCCCCGGCGCACGAGGGGCGGGCGTCCGCTCAGCGGCCGGACGGTTCGTCCGGCGGATCCGGCTGGGCGGGCAGGACGGGCGGGCCCGGCGGTTCCTCGGGGAGCGCCGTGCACGGTTCAGGCACGTCCGGACAGAGCCTCTCCAGCCGCTCGTTGGCGCGGTCGACGGCGTCTCGCAGGGACGCCCCGCTGTTCGGTCTCACCTCGTGCTGCACCGACCGCAGATACCCCTCCACGTTGGACAGGCGCTCCATCACGCCGGGCCTCGCTGGCACGCCGGGCCGCTCGCCCTCGCCGTACCAGTCGTCGAGGAACTGCCCCGTCCGGCTGGTCACGTGCGAGACAGCGCGCACGACCCGCCATATCGCGGTGCCGATCCCGATGAGCAGCGATAGCGCTCCACCCCAGACGAGAGCCGCGTCGAGAGCGGGAACACCGGTGGTCACATCCACTCACTCCGCCCCTTCGAGGTCAGGGCGCGGCGTGTGCCGGGCCTTCCACCCGGCCGCGAACGTCAGCAGACCAGGTACGAGCGCCAGGACGAGCGGGCTGATGCTGTCCGGCAACGGCTCCAGAACCCGGGCGTTGTTCTGGACGGCGGCGAGGACGCCGAGGAGCCCGGACGACGCCACGTAGGCCGCGGCGGTCGCCCACCCCACCTTGCTTTCGATCGGTCCGGTCATGGGTCAGTTCTCCTTCCAGACAAGGGCCTTCAGCACGGCGCTGGCGACCTCGATCTGCTCGGCGGACTGGTTCAGCAGCCGCATCCGCATCGTGCGGCCTGCCCCCAGACGGTTCGTCAGGGCGATCGTGCGGAAGGTGCCGCCCGGCGTGCCGATCACCTCGTCGATGGGATGGTCCTGCTTGAGCGTCGCGCCCTCGTATTCGGACTGTCGGACCTGGACAACGTCGCCCTCCGGCAGGTGCTCGAAGCGCAGCGACAGCGTGCCGTTGAACCGCGCGGGCCCGGCCACGAAGACCGGACTGCTCGCCGCGTGGTCGCCGGTCTCGTCGTTCCACTCCTGCGTGAACTCGATCTCGGTCCACTCGCCAGACACGAGCTGGTAGCCGTGGACCAGGCCGAGGTTCACGTACGCGGGGGCCATGGGGGTCGTCTCCTGTGCAGTGGGCGGGTTCCAGCTCGCCGCGTGCGCCAGGCGCTCGGCGACGTCGGCGCGGAGCTGCGCCATGGTGAAGGTGAACGGGCCGCGCTTGCCGTAGCCCTCGACCGGGCCGGCCGGGTCCGGCTTGCCCTCGACGGACGTCTCCAGATGCCCGGCGACGCTGCCCGCGCCCCAGTCGTGGAGGCGGCACAGCGCGGCATTGAAGCGGACCCAGCTGTCGTACTGGGCGCGCGTGTAGACGTCTTTCCCGTTGCCGAGGTTTTCGACTTCCAAGCCGTACAGCGAGTCGTTGCCGTCGACCGTCTGGGACTTGTCCTGCTTCGGGAGCGGCTTCTCGGCCACGATCGCGTCGAAGACGTTCTTCGCGACCAGGCCGGCGTGGTTGGCGCGGCCGTCGGCGACCAGGACCACGACGCCGTTCTTGGGGAGGTAGGCGTGGGCGAGGGGCGGCGGCAGGCCCGGCCGCCCTACCGTGGCGATCGTCGCCTGCGAGTTGGCGCCCGCGGTGTGGTGGTTGAGCACGCCGTGGACCGGGCCGAAGATCTTGCCCGTCGCGGCGTCACGGCCGCGCGTCGTCCACCCGGCGAACTCGGTGAACGCGACGCCTTCCGCCTTCAGCGCGGCACGCCACTGGGCTGGGGTTGCTGGGGTCGACACGGCGATCACTCCCGGCGTGGAGAGTTGACGCCCGGCCCAGAACCAGCGGCTACACCAGGATTCTAACTACCGGCCCCGGTCAGGGCGCTGTCGTCGTCGAGCGGCCCCCCGTGCCCGGACAGCGCCCGCGCGGTCGCCTCGCGGATACCGGCCGCCACCAGGTCGTCGTACTGCTGGCGTCGCGAGTCCTTCTCGGCAGCCAGCATTTCGGCCACGCGGGTGTCGTGCTGTTCGCGCAGCTCGGCGCGCAGCTCTTCGTAGACCTCCTGGGTCACGTACTGCGCGCCGTCCGGCAGTTCCGGTTCCAAGTCGCCGACCACGGTAATCCGTCCGAGGACGCCGTCCGGGAAGCGGATGTAGCGGGTCGCCGGCTCGGGCAGGGGCAGGCCAGGGATGTCCAGCATGGTGCGCTCCTCACAGACTGACGATCAGGGCCCGCAGGATGAAGTGGACCTGGTAGTAGTACGCGCCGCCGCTGCCGCGGCCGGCCGTCGCGCTCAGCGTGATCGGCGCGGTGGCGCCGGGGGCGAGGGTGAGGCCCTCGGGGATGAATTTCGTGGCCTGCGCATGCGCACCGACGATCGACCCGGTGCCCGTGTTGCGCATGTAGAACATCTCGTCGGAGCCGTGACCGGTGCCCGCACCGGCCCCGGCCGGGAGAACGAGGTAGACGTCGACCTCCCGCTCTGTGTAGACCTGCGCGGGCCTGCACGTGTCGGGGTTTGTGATGTTGACCGAGAACGAGTCGATCACCGTGTTCTGCGCGGCCGGGACCGCAATGTCGTTGTAGGTGCGGTCGTCGAAATAGCTGGTGAAGCTGATCTTGCCGCGCGGCTCCGAGCGCAGCCGTCCTTGGCTGTCGCAGGCCACGACGCCACCGAAGGTGTCCACGTTGCATGCGTACGGCCACGCCTGGGTGTTGGCCTTTACCGGCGAGGAGGCGGAGCCGTTGCCGCTCAGGCCGCAGCCGGTGAGGACCTGCCCGCCAGCGGTGGGGACGAGGAGCCCGCCGTCGGGGCCGATGCTGACGTTGTTCCCGGCCTGCCCGGACAGGTGGGCGGCGATGACGCCGGTTGCCGTGTTGAATGTGATGCCGCTGCCGCCGGACAGGCATGCGCGGACCGTCGAGCATGGGACGTCGGCCGAGATGACGTAGGGGTTGGCAGCGGAGCCGGAGCCGCTCAGGGTGACGTTCTCACCGGCCTGCACCGAGCAGTTGCAGAGTCCTCCGCTGCAGCCACATCTAGCCATGGGTCCACCGTCCTCGCGGGGTTGCCTCGGCCCGGCCCACAACCAGCGGCGCGCACCGTCGAGTCTATCGACGGCCCTCGCGGACACTGTCCGGACGCGTCCACGGATGCCGTCTGGACGCCATCCGGGCAGATTACTGGCGGGCTGTCTGACCTGCCCGGATACCGTCCGGACGCGGTGTCCGGACGGCGTCCGGACGGGAGGTCAGGCGAAGAGCCAGACGATGACCACGCCAGCGCCCCCAGGCGTGCCGTTGACGCTGTCACCGTCCCGGGCCAGGGCACCGGCCGCGCCACCGCCGAAGCCACGGCCCGCGCCGCCGCCACCGCTGGACGCACGCTGCCAGCCGCCGTGACCGAGCCTGGACTCTCCGCCCTCGCCGCTCTGCCCCTGGTCGCCGTTGAGGCGGAGCGGGCCGCCGCCCGGACCGCCGCCCTGGGCCATGTCACCGATGCCGGCGGTCGGCCCGGACGTACCCGAGTAGCAGACCGGCGTGGCTCCTGACGGCATGACGACTTGCCCGCCGAAGCCACCGTTCGCGGTGCACAGGCCACCGAAGGAACTGTTCCCGCCGTTACCGCCGTCGACGGTGGGCGTGCCCGCGGTTCCGGCGCCGCCGACGACGATCGTCTCGGAGGCGCCGAGCGCCGATACGTCGATCAGGCGCTCCGCGTAGCCGCCGCCCGTGCCTCCCGGCTGCGCGACCAGCTGACCGGCGTTCGCCCGCGCACCCGCCGCCCCACCGCCGCCCGCCTGTACCTGGACGAAGATGCGCGACAGCCACGGGTAGTCGGCTTTCTTGAACGTCTCGGTGCCGGGCGTCGCGAAGTACAGGATGTCGCGGAGGTCGGCGCTGCCGGGGACCATCGTCAGCCGGCCGTCGTCGCCGACGTCGAAGTAGGTCGGGTCCACACAGACTGAGGCCATGGCTCATCCCTCGTATCGCAGGCGAGCCCGGCCCATAACCAGCAGCGTCCGCAGCAGGGTACCGGCCCGGCCCGTCACGACGTCGACGGCGGGACGGCCACCAGGTGCACGGCCACGCCCGGCCCGGCCGGCTCGGCGACACCAGCGCCACGGCGGGGGCGGCTGCGCCACACCCTGACCACCACGCACCAGGCGGTGACCTCCTCCAGCGTCGCCCACACAGTCCGCTCGTCGGTGCCGGGCTCGGGGTCCACGGCGGCCACCGTCACGACCGGACAGCCGCTGCACGGGGCCGGGAACGTCCACTGGACCCTTCCGCTCTCGTCGGTCTGCCGAACGGCCGCGACGAGCCCGGCAGGGGCCTCCACGGGCACCGTGTGGGTCACCTGGGCCGGGCCGGGGTCGGACTCCAGCGGGGCGCCGCTCGTACGCGTCCGGCCAGCGATCCGGGCCCGCTGGTCGAGGCTGCGCAGCACGCCGCCCAGCGGGTTGCCGACCATCCGCCGGGCCGGGGTCCCACGCATCGCCATCTACGCCACCTCCGTTGCCGCCGCAGCGACCTGCACCTGCACGCTCTCCGTGCCGGGCGTGTTCTCGTCGCCGCCGGTCTCCGTGACTTTCACACCCGTGATCTTGAGCCGCTGGGTGACCTTGCGGCACGTGCTGGCGCTGGTGACGTCCAGCGCCCACCCGGGCACCAGGTTCGGCACGTCGATCGCCGCGAGCGGGCTGATGGTGACCTGCTGGGTGTCGATGAACACCGGCACCTGCGCCGAGGTCCGGCGCCGCGCCTTCGCGGCCTGCGCCGCCGACGCCGCATCCGTGATCTCCGTCATCTGGATGTATCGCTCGTGCAGCCCGTACACCGGGTCGGTGCCGCCGTCTGATCCGATGACGCCGCTGTCGTCGCTGCCTTCGACGATCCAGCGGGTGACGAGGGCCTTGCCGTCGTCACTGACCTCCAGGCCCTCGGGCATGTCGACGTCCGACAGCCGGCCGACCGACACGAGGTGTGTCTCGGGCAGCAGCAGGAACGTCGACCCGATGACCGTGTAGTCAATGCCCGCCTCGGCGAGCTGGTCGAGGTGGTCTCCGGTCTGCCCGACACCCGCCGTGTACGAGCGGGAGCCGCTGACCCCGGCCTTCCCGATGACCTGCACGGTATGGCCCGGGTCATCAGGGGCGAATCCGTCGTCGATCAGCCACTGTGCGATCTCCGACAGGTCGACGCTCGTGAACGTCTTGCTCTCGTGCGGCACACGGTCGTTCAGCCAAACCGACAGATCTTCGGCCACAATTTCGACCTGCCCCAGCGACCAGGTGACGTTCGTGACCGGCCCGTCCCACACGTACTGGCCGTCGCGGAAGATGACCAAGCGCGATCTCCACGAGCCGATGCGTCCTAGGCGTTCACAGCAGTCCCCTGAAGGTTGGATCCGGGCCCGCGCCGAACTCGTGCCGTCCAGTACGCGCGACCATTCAACTTCCGTCAGGACCTCAGCGGTGGAAATCGTCGCGCCGTTCCGATCGACGATCGACGCGGTGTGAGTGCCGCACCCTGCTACGGACATCAGCGCCCCCTGCCCGACACGCTCAGCGTGACCATCGAATCCAGCGCTGGCGGGCTCTCCAGGTCGCTCGATACACAGACGCAGTACTCCGCACACTCCAGTGCCTGATAGGTCGGCGGCTGCCCGTCGGGGCCGTACACGTCGGGGCTGGACTCGCACACGCCGCCGCACTCGACGGTGGCCCTGCCCGTCTGGCCGTCCAATGTCACGGCGCCCCCGGCAGGGACGAACGTGACATGCCAGTAGTTGGCGGGCGAGCAGCGGTTCATGTCGGCGACCTCCTCGCACGTCAGCGTCTGGTCGCCGTGCTCGTAGATCTCGATCGTGATGTTCCGCAGGTCGCTCGATCCGGCTCGCAGGGTGACGATCGGGACGTCCGAGCTCCAGTTGGGCCGCCCCGTCAGGTCCATTTCGTAGCAGGCCCGTTCGGCGGCCAGCGGCAGGCAGAAGCAGGTGTTCAGCGGGGCCCCGGGCAGTGGCGGCGTCGACGGCTTGCAGCGGGGGTCGGCGCACGCGGCCGTCGGGTCCGGGCAGGTCGCGAACCGGCAGCCGCCCGCGCACTGGTCCGGCGGCAGCAGGCACCACTGCACGCAGGAGCCGTCCAGGTCCATCGGCGGCGTGACCTCCAGCACCGGCAGCGGGTCGGTCCACAGCCACGGCACCGCGGCGGTCATCACCCATTCCACAGTGAGGATGTCGGCGCCGCTCTGGCACGCGCCCGACTCGCAGCCCTTGCCCGCGCGGGCGGTGACCTTCGGCCCCTCGACGAGTGCCACCCGGCGCAGCGTCCGCCGGTGCCTCGAGTTGAAGGTCACCGCGTCCAGGTCCTCACCGGGACAGCAGTTGTAGAGCGTCAGGCAGTCGCCGTCACACCCGCCGCCGCCACAGCCCTGGAGGACCTCCCCCAGCCAGTGCAGCCCGTAGTCGACGCCGCAGCACGACGAGCCGAGGACGAGCGCGGTCACGGTGATCGTCCGGGGCAGCGCACGCGCCGGGCCGATCGCCCCGCCCCCCGAAATGCCGCCGGTGACGGTCCGCTGTACGGGGTAGTCGTCGAGCCCGTCGATCTGGAGCACCATGACGCCGGCGAACTCGGCCGACTCGGGCACGTCCGCGTCGTACCACGGCGCCGGGCTGCTGGTGTCGTCCGGCGTGGTGTACGGCAACTCCTCCAGCGTCGCCGCCGTGAACGTCGGGCAGCCGCAGCCCCCGTAGGCGTCCAGCGGAGAACCCACGGTGTCCAGGTAGACGTTCAGCCGGGCGTGGTTCACCACCTCGACGCCGCCGTAGTTCAGGTACCAGTCGGTCGCCATCAGCCGGTCACTCCTGCCGCGAGCACGAACCGGTTCAGGACCCGCTGCGCCGTGACGTGCGCGGAGCCGACTTCCCGGATCTCCCAGTGGTGGTTGTGGATCACATCGCCGCCGCTCTTACCACGTCCGAGCCCGGCGAGGTCCTTCGGATCCAGCCCGGCCTGGCGCAGCTTCTGGCTCCTCGTCAGCGGCACCACGTTGCCGCCGCCCAGGCCCGGCGCGGCGTCAGCCATGCCCGACAGCTTCGAGGAAACCCCGCGCACGAGGGTCTGCGCCGCCTGCCGGGCTGCCGCGTACAGTGCGGCCATCCGGTTGATGAACCCGATGTGGAGACCAGCGCCGGTCATGTCGCCGAGGTGCATCATCACGCGCGACGGCGACTTGATCCGCAGCGCGGTACGGATCGCCGCCTGCATGCCCTTGGCGATCTGGAGCATCAACTCCTCGATGCTCTTGCGCTGCGCCTTCAGGCCCGCCAGGAAGCCCGCCCCGGCCTGCTTGCCCGCGTCGAACAGCAGGTCCGCACTGGTGTTGCCCAGCGCGCCGCTCGCCTTCGTCAGCTGCGCCTGGAGGCTGCTCAGCCGCTTCAGCTGATCCGACGTCGACGCCTTCAGCACGTCGGCGAGCTGAGCGCCCTGCACCGGGCCGAGGCCGATGACCTGCTCCAGCAGAGCCTTCGACAGTCCCCGCTTGGCCAGGTTGCTGATCTCGGCGGTGAACCTCTTCACCTGGTCGATGCCCGCCTGCAGACCGGCCTGGAGGCCCTTCATGGTCAGCGTGTCCTGGCCCTGGGCGAGGTTCTGCAGCGAGAACGCGTCGACGGCGGACTTCGCGGTGTCGGCCGCGAACTTCTGCGCATCCGCGAGCTTCTGCACCAAGGCGTCGCGCTGCGCGGCGAGCGAGGTCAGCCTCTTGTTGCCGGACTGGAGCATCGACACGAGGGCGTCATCGATCCGGGTCTTCTTGCCCTGGAACGCCTTGGTGATGTCGCCAGTGACCTTATCGACCGTGGACTTGATCTGCGCTGCCGTACCGGTCGCCAGGCTCTTGACGAAGCTGCTTCCGGTCTCCTGGCCGATCTTGGCGACGTCGGCGACGAGCTTCTTCGCCGCGGCCTTGATCTGCGCCGCCGTGCCGGTGATGCCGACGACGAAGCCGAGGCCGGTGAACCGGCCGATCTTCGTGAAGACCTTCGACGGCGAAGCGATCTGCAGCGTGTCCTCGGCCGCGGTGATGGCCGCACCCGCCATGTCCTGCGCGGCGGCCGCGATCCGCCCGGAGCCCGCACGGATGCCGTCGACCATGCCCTGTACGACCTGGCCTCCAACGTTCGACAGCAGGTCGGCGATTCCGGCGAGGGCCTTGCCGAGGCTGGACAGTGCGCTGTCGGCGGCTGCGCCGTTTGCTGTGGCCGTGCCAGCTGCGGCGACGGTGCGGGCCTGGGTGACGCCGAGGATGTCGAGCAGACCGGAGCGGGCCGCCAGCTCGGCCGCCCGCTTGGGCCGAGTCAGCGGGATGACGACCTCGGGCCCGGCCTCACCGATCAGGGCGTGGGTCGGCCCGTAGACGATGCCGCCCGAGGCGAAGGGCAGGTACTTCCTGACCGCCGACGGAATGCCGCTCTTGATCTTGGACATGATCTGGGAGCCCACGTTGCCGATGGCGCTCACGATCTTGGAGCCCAGTCCGGAGAACAGGCTGACCACGCCGGAGATCAGGCTCGATACGGCGCTGCGGGCGGAGCTGGCCGCCGAGTGGAACGCGCCCGCGATCTTCGATCCGACGCTGGACAGGGCGCTGCCGATCCGGCCGGGCAGGGCCGAGAAGAACGACACCACGGACGACCCGGCGGAGCGGGCTGCACCCAGCGCCGAGGAGCCGGCCGACTGGAACGGGCTGGCGATCTGGCCGGGCAGTGCCGCTAGAGCGGAGACGATCCGGCCGGGGAGTTGAGCGAAGAACGACGCCGCCGACGACAGGAACGACGAGATCGCCGCGATGGTCGCGTTGAACCCTGATACGAACGCGTTGAGCAGGAACGAGCCTAGCGAGGCCAGACCGTTGGCGATCCGGCCTGGCAGCTCGGTGAAGGCGAAGACGATGCCGGCGAGCAGCGTCAGCAGGGCGATCGCGATGCCGGCGACGGCGGAGGTGAACACGCCGAGAAGCAGGCCGGGCAGCGCCGCCAGCCCGGCGAGGATCATCCCTGGGAGCTGGGTGAAGAAGCCGACCACGGCCTGGAAGCCGGTCACCACGAACTGGCCGATCGTCGTGAACAGGTTCGAGAAGAACGTGGCCAGGATCGGGCCCAGTACCGAGAGCCCTGCGACGATCAGCCCGGGTAGTTGGGCGATGAAGGTGATCACTGAGGTGACCCCGGAGATCAGTCCGGTCAGGACGCTGATGACGCCCTGGATGATCGGGACGACGGCGTTGATCACCAGCCACGTCTCGAAGGAGGCGGCGATCTGCGCGATCGGCCCGATGATCCGCAGCAGCAGGATGGCCAGCGGTGCGACCGAGGCGACCAGGCCGGCGAGGGCGGGCAGCAGCGGGATGACCGCCTGGACCATCGCCGAGAAGACTTGGACCAGCGACGGCAGGGTCGGCATCAGGGCGCCGATCAGCGCCGAGATCACCGGGGCGAGGGCTGCTGCCACCTGGACCAGGGCCCCCGCCAGGGCGGTGAACAGCGGGGCCAGTCCGGCGACGAGCTGCCCCATCGCCTGGCCGAGGCCGGTCGCCAGTGGCGCCAGCGCCTGCACCAGCAATGAGAACGCTTGTGCGATTTGCGGGAGGACTGGCATCAGGGCGCCGACCAGTTCCTCGATCAGCGGCCCGAACAGCTGAGTCAGCAGCTGGAGCACCGGCGCCAGGGCGCCCGCCAGCACGGACACGATCTGACCGGCCAGCGGCAGCAGTGGCGTCAGTGCCGCCAGGACCTGAGCAACGGCGCCTCCGAGTGGCGCGAGCGATGGGCCGATGACCTGGAAAGCGGAGGCAAGGGCGGTCGCGACGGTCTGCAGAACGGGCGCGATCTGCGCCAGAGCAGGACCCAAGGCGTTGATCACCCCGGTGATCGCCGGTCCCAGCGCGACGAACACCGGCCCCAACGCGGGCGCGATCTGCCCGACCTGGGCGACCAGCGCCGCCAGGATCGGCCCCAGCTGAGCCGCGATCTGCGCGACCGTGCCGAAGATGTTCGAGACGGCCGACTGCCCGGACGCCGAGTTGACGAACTCGGCGAACGCCTTCGTGATCGTCTGAATGTTGGCGAGGACCCCGCCACCGGAGCCGCTGGCCGCGCTGAAGACGCCTTGCAGGATGCTCCCGACGTTCTGGAGGACCCCGCCGAGCTGGCCGAAAACCGTGAGGGCGTTGTCGACCCAGCGGACGACGTCACCGCCCTGTGACGCGTTCTGCAGGAACGTCCCGAACCGCTCTCCCAGGTTCGAGACGAGACTGCCGAGCTGGCCCCCGTACTTCTCGGAGATGACCGCGGCCGCTTGCAGGAGGCCCGCGGTGAGCTTGTTCGTCGTCTGCGACAGGCCCGTGACCGCCTGCGAGGTACCGCCGAGGATGCTCTTGACGTTGGCGACGCCCTGAGCGCCCCTCAGGTACCCCAGGGCGCCCTTCGCGGCGGAACCCCACGCGGCGGAGATGCTCGACAGGCCCGACTTGAGAGGCCCTTGCAGAGCCTTCGCAGTGGCAGTGATCTGCCCCTCGATCTTCGAGAAGAAGGCGTCCTGGACGGAGTTGCGCAGCGACTCGAACGCGGGCTTCAAAGCCCTGACTTCACGAGCGGCCGCCTGCGCCTTCGGCGACAGGTTCTCCAGGCTCGCCTCGAACTGTTTGGAGTCCCCGGTCAGCGCGGCTGAGAACGCGTCACTGACGCCCGACAGGGCGAGCTTCAGCGCGCCCAGCGCGGCCTGGAACCCGAGGATGGCGGCCGGGGCGGCGGCGATGATCCCGGCCGCAGGAGCGAGCGCCGCAGCGAACTTGGCGACGGCCGAAGCAGCGCCCGCCGCGGCGATACCCATCGCGCCGAACTTCAGGCCCGTCGTGAGGATCTTGCCGACCCCGAGCGCGACGCGGCCGAGCCCGGCCAGAGACCGCGTCAGCCGGTTGTTGTCGACGTTGACGTTCGCGTTGACCCTGATGTCGGGCGCGTTGTGCGCCCGGATACGGCGGTCGAACTCGTCCAGGTCGGGGACGACCCGGATCGGGATCTCAACGTCCGCGAGGAGGGCACGCAGCCGCTCCACGAAGCCCGTGACATCCGGGGCGACGGGAATGTTCAGCGAGTCGAACGACCGCAGCCCGGCCAGGAGCTGCGCGTCGAACCGCCGCAGGTCCGGCTCGACCCGGACCGTGACCGCCGCGCTGTTCAGGCCGCGCTGGATCTGGCGGCGCATCTGCTCGCCGACTCGGCGCGTCGCATTCAGCAGCGCCCGCTGAATGCGGGTACCGGCTACACGGGCTTCGCCGTCCGCATTGCCGTCGTCGAGCGAGATCGTAATGTGCGCCGAGCCAAAATCGACGTCCTCGCCGGCCATCGGGCAACCTCACGGAGGAGTGCGGTTGCCCGGCCTAGCACCAGCGGCGATCCCAGGATATGCGGTTCAGCGTGCGCCGAGCTGGGCGTCCTGGGCCGCCAGCTGCGCCATCAACGACTGCGCGTCCTGCATCGTCATCACGCCACGCTGCGGCTGCTGCGGCTGCTGCTGCTGCGCCCGGGGAAGCGTCCCGGTGCGGCGCGGCCGTCGTAGCTCCTTCGGCATGGCGTACAGCTTCGCCTGGATGCGCCGCCGCTCGGCGTCGTCATCCGCGCTGGCGTACATCGCCTGCTCGGCGGCGTTGATCAGCGTGCGGAGCGTCCAGCGGTGCGGGTCGATGCCTTGGAGGGCGAGCTGCCCTTCCCAGGCGTCCCAGCCCTCCGCGACGCTCGCGAGGATCCGCTGGACGGTGTAGTAGGGCGGTCGTCACCACCGCCGTACAGCTCCGTCGTCCACTCCAGCAGCTCGATCAGGACCCGGTCCGGGACGCGGAGGCTCTTGTCCTCGACACGGGCCGTCGGCCCGAGTTCGGCGGCCTTCGCCTCGGCCTCGTCACGGCTGCGGTAGTGGTCGACGACCTTGCCGCTCTTGACGACCTCGAACCGCAGGAACCGTTCGGCGGACTCGGGCGTCATCAGCCGGCTGAGGAATCCCCGCATGGAGCTGTAGACGTCGCGGAGTGCATCCGGCTCCATCTTGGTCAGGTCCTGCTCGCCACTGAGCGCGGCCTGAGCCGCCTGGACCTGGGTGTAGCCGTCGAGGAACTCGTCCCCGAAGACCTCCGGGACGAAGCGCAGCTCACCCAGGGGGCCCAGGTTGGCGACGTGGGGTTCGGTACGGACGGCGAAGTCTTTTGTTGCCACGGGCGTGCCCTTGTCTCCCGCGCTACGCCCGGCCTAACACCAGCGGCGTGCCGGGCGATAGTACGGCATCCGGCGAAACCGCAGATCTACATCAAATCCGGTTGAACCGGTCAGATGGTGAGGAATGCAGGGGGCATGAGCATCCGTGACCGGCTTCGCAGGAAGCCCACCCAGACCAGCACCACCGCGGCGCCGGCGACGTCGACCAGCCGCCCGACCGGCTTCGACCCCACCCCGTACGTCGACACCACCCCGACGTACGACAGCGGCCACCACTCCACGCCGTCGCACTGCGACACCAGCAGCCACAGCACCTCGCACTGCGACCCCGGCAGCTACTGACCCCCCAGAACAGCAACGAGGCCCCAGGTGGACCGCCCTGGGGCCTCGTCATGCCCGTACCCGCCCAGAGTTCGGACCGCGCACCCACACCATCGCACGGGTGATCGTCACCGTCCGAGCCGCAACGCCCTGCCCAGGAAGTTGTTCGGCCTCGTCCCCGGATGCCGCACCACCGACGCGAACACCACCTCCCCGTCGACCTCGAACCGCAGCACCTTCCCCCTCCGGGCCCGGATGAGGTGCGGGCGGGTGCCCTGGAGAACGAACAGCGTCGCCGGGTGGTCGCAGGTGACGACCCCCTGCAAGCCGTCCCGTCCCTCCTCAACGTGCCAGTCGATGTACTGCGGCATGCTGCCTGGCGCGAGACCTCGGGCGATGTCCGCCACCCTGGCCGTGCGCCGGGCAAGATTCCGCTCGACGATCCCGCCGCGCAGCCGCAGGAACCGCGACAGCCGGCCCTGGTCCAGACGTACTTCCACGCTCACGGCGACTCCCCTTCCGGGCACGCACACGACGGCAGCGCCACGGTGACCCGCTGCTCGAAGCCCACACACTGCCCCTGCGGGCCTACGGTACGCATCTGGCCCATCACGAACGTCTGCCCCCGGCGGCCCTCGCTCGTGTCCGGGAAACAGCACTGGAGGGCGTTCCACACCGCTGCCGCGTCCACCGCCAGGACCCGCGCGGCAGCCTCCTGCTCCTCGCAGGACGGAGGGCATCCGCCCTCGTCGTACGTCGGCGCGCACCTCAGCAGCGTGATGACGTACTCGGCGGCCGGGCGGACGGGCAGGCAGTTGCGGCTGCCGAGGACGTCGCGGGTCTCCGTCGGGAAGTTCGACGTCGGCACGATCCCCGAGAAGTGCACGGTCAGCTGACCCGGGGTCACCGTGTTCGCGCAGTCTCCCGAGCCGCAGTCGTCCCACGCTGGCGTGCCCGCCACCACGCACGAGCGGCACGGGCAGCCCGGCTGATCCTCCACCTTGGCGGCCATCAGCGTCAGCTCCGCGCATACGCAGGCGAGGAGCTTCTCGGCGGTCTCGTGGATCACGAGCGGGCTCAGGGCCATTGCTGCACCCGCGGGTACCGGAAGTCGGGGCTGTAGACGCGGCTGGGGCTGGTCTGCCGGTACGGGTTGACGACCGTCAGCCACATGTCGACGAGCGGCAGCCCGGTCCGGCCCTCGCTGTAGATGACCGTCGGGTCCGCGAGGTCCATCTCCACGCCCTGGCGGACCAGCCGCGTCAGGTTCCGGTTCGACTTGCAGCCGCACGAACCGCTGCCGCCGCACCCCTTGAGGAGATGGCACGTCATCTCCGAGACGGCGGCGACGGCGGCCTCGTCGACCGGCAGCCCGATCCGGTACGTCACGGTGAACGTGTCGGGCTCGCCGGGCGCGGCGGCCATGTCCTGGCAGTCGGGCCAGCAGCCCCCACCGACCCGCACCAGCCGCCCAGGCGCATCCACGCGGTACTGGTCGGGCGCCAGGACCTGGCCGCCGATGTCGACGGAGGTGATGTCGTAGACGGGGCCCGGCAGATACACCTCGCACAGCTCGCCGCACGAGCAGTCCGACCGGCAGCCGCACACGCTCGCGTTGCGCCACAGGCCATCAGCGCCGATGTACGGGATCCACCCGCCGGAACTGCCGCTGCCCTGGAAGGAAATGAACGGCGAGGACTCCAGGCACGCCCGGCGACAAGGTCTCACAACGACCGGGCACGGGCCGATTCTGCGACCGGACAGCGCCCACAGGATCTGTGAGGCGACGAGGGTCCATCGGGCAAGGTCCTCCTCATCGACGTTCGTGACGTCGCAGCAGAGGTTCGTCGGCCACGCCATGCACGGGCCTGTCTGGAGTGTCATCAGCGCCCCCGGTACTCGTAGTCGGACGGCGACGGGAAGCGGGAGCGGATGACGCGGCCGACCTCGCCGTTGGCGAAGCTGTCCGGCATCGTCGACAAGAACGGCGTGGACCGGTCGAAGCGAGGTCCGCGGTGCAGCACCTTCACGTCTTCGATCCGCTCGCCGCCGATCTCGTTCAGGGCTCCATACATTGTCCGCTTGTGCAGTACGTCCACGTGTCGGCCCGCGTCGAGCGCCTTGAGCATCCCGTCGTTGCCCACGGGCAGCGGGACGTGAAGCTCGTAGCACAGTGGGCGGACGTACCCGTGGTCGGCGAGGAGATCACGGGTCTCCTGCATCCCCTGTAGGTAGGCGCCCGAGGCGCGGGCAGCGTAGTACGGCTCGACCTCGCGGATGGGCCCACGGTGCAACACCGGCATCTCGTCTAACGGCTCCATGACGAACATGTCGTCGTTGGCGTACAGGAACGTGTCGGTGATCTCCGGGTGCTCGCAGGCCGCCCGCATAGCCGCCGTGGTGTTGGCGTACTTCGTGCCTGTCTGTCGTGTCGGGATGTGGCCGACCCCGCCCAGCCAGGCCGGCTTGTAGCCGACGATCCACACGCGCCGGTGCGGGAGGTTCGCCTCCCAGCTCCTCAGGGCGTACCTGAGCTGCTGATTGACGGCGCCCTCCCGCACCGGCACGACCAGGTCGAGGTCCTCCACCGGGTCAGACCGGGACCGGCACGTAGTCACACGACGGAACCGGGGGCTCCACCGTGGTGATGAAGGTCCGCCGGTGGCACGACGGGCCGAGCGGGGTGAGCATCGGGCCGGGGGTGTTGGCGGCGTCGGCCGGCTGGACGTCGTACGGGCCGATGCCCCAGTTGCCGCCCGCCTTCGTGTGACCGGTGACCTGAAGCGTGACCGCCTCGGATCCGATCTCCAGATCGCCGAGGAGACCGTTGGTCACCCATGGGAGGAGGAAGTAGATCCACTGACCGGTAGCACCCGCGACGCAGGCCTCGCCCAGGACCTCCGCCCACAGTTCCACCGCGAAACCGGTGTCGCACTTGATCGAACACGTGTCGAACCCGATGGGCTTGGCGTCGTACCCCATCACCACGGGGTTGCCTGTCAGGATCTCGATCAGCTCCGGGGACACGGAGAAGATGTTGAGTTCCAGGTCGAAGCCCTTAAAGGTGGGGCAGCCTTTTTTCGAGCCACAGACGCGTCCGTTGGCCGCCTTGTACTCGATGTCGTCGCCGTCGTCGGAGTCGTTGTTCATCGCCAGGCTCGAAAAGCAGTCGAAGACGTACCCGTTGTCCGGGCCGGCGATGGGGTTGCCACACTGGTCAACCCTGGTAATCCGCATAGTGTCCGCGTTCGCGATAAGCGGGCAGGACATGCCGGGACCTCCTTTTTCAGGAGCCCGGCCCACAACCAGCGGCTTCGACCAGCATAGCCAGCCGCAGCGGTTGCACCAGGCTCCTTACGCCTCAGTCCCCGTCAGGCCCCTGCTCGGGCGGGTGGGCGAAGAAGTCGGCGGCCCGCTCGTCGGCGAGCTGGCGGCCCGCCTCGATCGCCGCCGCGTACTCCTCGGCGGTCACCTCCTCATAGCCGTCGGGGACCGCGGCGTCGCCGAGGGGACCGCTGCCGCCCATGAGGGCCGAGGTGCCGTCAGGGCTCAGGAAATAGCGCTTCACCGGTGCTGCTCCCGTCAGTTGCTCTGCGTGGTGGTGTGGTACGCCGCATCGGTGATCCACGAGTTGACCGTGAGGGACCCGGCGACGACGCGGACGGCGGCCCAGCCCACCAGGGAGTGAGCGGCGCCCGGCGGCATGTTGAACCCGTACTCGTGCCAGGTGCCGCCGTCCCGCTCGCGGCGCGCGGTGCCGGGCGCGGTGAGCAGTCCCCACAAGGGCCGGGTGATTCCCGGGCCGCCGCCCCAGCTGTAGATGTAGCCGAGCTCGAACACGGCCGTTGCCGTGTAGTTGATGTCCCACGTCGCGGCGACACACGCGTCGTACGACCACCGGCGGCAGCCGTTGCCGAGGAAGTTCGCCGGAAAGTTGAACTGGAAGTTCGCGCCAGCGTCGATGATCCGCCAGCCGCCGACACCCAGGGGCGAGGCCCAGCCGCCTACGAAGTGCTCGACGTAGATGCTCTCGGCGGCGCTGTAGTGCTCAGGTGGCGTCCACAGCGCGCCGTCGGAAGGGTCGCACTTCAGCGTCGAGCGGGTGGCCGCGCCGCAGGCCCACGAGGCGGACCACTGCGCCTGTCCGGCCTTCGGCACGACCGTGATCGGGGCGCCGGCCGTGCCGTCACCGGTGAGGCCACAGCCGACTTCCGGCAGGGGCGCCGGAGGGACGTAGAGACGGCCGTCGGCACCCATGGCGAGCGTGTTGCCCGCATCGGCCGAGGGGGCGACGAGCAGGCCGTTCGCCGTGGCCTCCAGGCCGTTCGGCTCGGGGGCGACGATGGCGTCCGCAGAGACGACGTACGGGTCCGCCGCGGTGCCGGTGCCACTCACGGTCGCGTTCACGGTCGAGGTGTCCCCGGCCTGGACGACGGTCGCGGCCGGGGCCGGGGTGAACAGGCCGCCGTCTGTGCCGATGGTCGTCTGGTTCCCGGCGTCACCGCTGATGTCCGCCGCGATCACGCCGGTGGCCGGGTCGTAGTCGATGCCATCGCCGCCCGTGAAGCAGGTCCGCACGTCCGCGCACTCCACGAACAGACCGTCAGGCGACTCCTGCAGCAGGTTCGTTCCACCGCCCGGCGGGGCGGGGTCGAGGATGACCGAGGCACCCACCTGGTAAGGATCGGCGGCCGTGCCGGTGCCACTCACGGTGACATCCACCGTCGGCGAGTCGGCCGCTTCCAGCGACGTCGCCGCGGCCGGGGTGTAGATCCCGCCGTCCGTGCCGATCGTCGTCACGTTGCCCGCGTCGGAGGAGATGTCCGCCGCGATCTCGCCCGTGGTGTTGTCGTAGGTGATGCCGTCACCGGCCGTGAAACAACCGCGCACGTCCGCGCACTCGACATACAGGCCGTCCGGCGACGCCTGGAGGAGGTTCGAGCCACCGGCGGGCGGGGTTGGGTCGAGGATGACGTCCGTCGAGACGACGTACGGGTCCGCCGCAGTGCCCGAGCCGCTGACCGTGTTGTTCGCGGTCGTGGTGTCCCCGGCCTGGACGATCGTTCCGCCGCCCCCTCCGCCGGTCGGCGCGTACAGGCCGCCGTCCGTGCCGAAGGTGACCGCGTTGCCCGCGTCGGTCGACGGCCGCGCGGCGATCTCGCCGGTGGTGTCGTCGTAGGCGATGCCGTCACCTGCGGTGAAGCACGTGCGGACGTCCGCGCACTCGACGAACAGGCCGCCAGCGCTCTCCTGCAGAAGGTTGGTGCCGCCGCCGGGCGGCGTCGGGTCGAGGATGACGTCGGCGCCCACCTGGTACGGGTCGGCGGCCGTGCCGGTGCCGCTCACGGTGACGTCCACCGTCGGCGAGTCGGCGGCCTCCAGCGACGTCGCGGCGGCCGGGGTGTAGATCCCGCCGTCTGCGCCGATCGTGGTCGTGTTCCCGGCGTCGGCCGAGATGTCGGCCGCGATCTCGCCGGTCGCCTGGTCGTAGGCGATGCCGTCCCCTGCGGTGAAGCAGGTGCGGACGTCGGCGCACTCGACGAACAGTCCCTCAGCGCCCCCCTGGAGCAGGTTGGTGCCCCCCTGCGGGGGCGTCGGGTCGAGGGTGACGTCGGTCGTGACGACGTACGGATCTGCGGCCGTTCCGGTGCCCGTGACGTTGTTGCTCGCAGTGTCGGTGTCGCCGCCTTCGACGACCGACGCAGCACCGCCTCCAGTCGGGGCGTAGAGGCCGCCGTCCGTGCCGAAGGCGACCGCGTTCCCGGCGTCCGTGGACGGGCGGGCGGCGATCTCGCCGGTGGCGTCGTCGTAGGCGATGCCGTCCCCGGCAGTGAAGCACGTGCGGACGTCGGCACACTCGACGAACAGCCCGCCAGGACCTTCACCGATGAGGTTCGTGCCCCCGCCCGGCGGAGCCGGGTCGAGCTGGACGTCCGCGGTGACGTTGTACGGGTCGCCGGCTGCGCCCGTGCCGGTGAGTTCGAGGTCGACGGTGGGCGAGTCGGTGACGGCGACCTCGGTCGTTCCGCCGTCCGCGCTGATGGTGTACGGGTTGGCCGCGCTCCCGTTTCCGGTGACTGTGGTCCCGGTCCCGGCGACGACGCGGCAGTTGCACGGCGAGAGGCCGCAGCACTTGGCCATGGGAAGGCTCCTGTTGGGAGGAGTCTCGCCCGGCCCACAACCAGCGGCGTTCGACTTCTGAGTCTAGGTCGGTCAGGCCGCCCCTACGGGGCGACGGCGTGCGCGTGAACGGTGACCCCTTGAGCGGCTACGCCAGGCCCGAGGACGCTGATCCCGAGGACGGTGACGCCGGTGGTGACCAGCACCTCGAACGTGGTCGCCGTCGCGCTGTTGGCGATGATCCTCGCCGTACGCACACCGACCGATGCGGCCTCGATCGCATGCGTGACGACCGGTGCAGCGGCGAATTCCCCGGCCGGCCACGTGAACGTGACCCGCCCGTTGGAGTCGGTCACGCCGCTCGCCCGCTCCAGGCGCGGCGCGGGCGGGGTGTAGTCGGCTCGGGTCGGCATGGGTTAGATCTCGCGCGTGGACAGGACGAGGAAGTCGGACCCGGCGACGCCGGTGAACACAAACGCGTCCGCGAGCTTCTCGCCGTTCTTCCCGCCCTGATCCACGGACCACGTTCCGGTGGAGCCGGCGGGGAAGGCGACGGCCGGGTCACCGCCGATGGCCACGGTCGGGGAACCGGCGAACACGAGCAGGCTCACGGACCGCGCCCCGGCTGTGATCGTGAGCGCGCCCGCGCCGGTCTGGCGCTGCGCCTTGCTGTCGATCTGCGGGTTAGGGGTGGCGCCGCATCGCACCACGGTGCCCGTGGGCGCGTACGCCGTGGTGCCGTCCAGGGCGGTGTCCGACACGGCCGGCGCGCCGGTGCCGCTGGTGGTGTAGTGCCGCAGGAACGGCGTGCTGGTGCCGTCGGCGAGGACGTCGCACAGGATCTCGTACTCGGCATCGGCTGCTGCTGCCGCCGAGACGCTGCCGCTGGTACCGGACATGGGGGCCTCCGAGAGGGGTGAAGGGGTTACGCGATGCGCGCGTATCGCAGGGTGGTGCGCTGGAGCGTGTCGGAGCCGATCCCGGCCACCTCAGTGGTGCCGGCGACGTCGGTCCTGGCGACTTCCAGCCGGATCGTCCTGGGCGTCGTGGGCTTGTACTCGACGCTGATCGCGGTGGAACTGTTCCACTGCAAGGCGGTCGCGGCACCCGGGACGAACTCGGCGATCTGTACGACGATGGCCTCCGTGTCGGGGACGACGACGCCCGCGGTGACGTCCCACAGTCGGGCGGTGATGAGCGCGTTCTCACCTGTGCCCATTCGGCCGATGTTTCCCCGGACGACCGCGTCGAGGTGGTAGGTGCCGGCCGTGGGCAGCGCGAGGGACAGCCCGAGGTTGATCCATGCGCCGGAGGCGGCCGACGTGAGGTCGACGCCTGCCGGTAGAGCGGCGAAGCCGCTACCGCCGGTGTCGATACTGGCCGCGGTACCGGTCATGACGGCCCGTCTCCTTCCGGGGCGACCCAGTGAGCCGAGATGTACGTGCGGCCGTCGCCGTTGCTGACCACCGCAGCGGTGCCGAACGTGCCGAGGCGAAAAGCGCCGAGGCCCACCGTGTCCCCGGCGGCGAACGAGTGCATGAACTGCCGCGAGCCCGTCGCCTGGATCTGCTTGCCCTGGTCGCCCGCGAGTTCGCTGTGGTAGATCACCATGGCTTCCGTGCCGGGAACGAGAGCTCCGTTCTTGTACATGCCTGCGACGACGCCCGTGTCGGTGTTCGCCGCGCCCGGGGCCGGGAGCAGCGCAACGCCCCGCACCTGGTAGTTGACCTCCCACACGCCGGCGCGCGGGATGGTCAGCAAAGGCACCTCGGTCACGGTCTCCCACGCCCGGAGGGCCCCGGTGAGCGTGTGCAGGAAGTTGAGCGTGGTGGAGTCTGCCCACGCCCCGTCAACCCAGTTGAGGCTCGCGGCCGTTCCCGTCATCAGTCGGCCACCTTCTTGAAGCGGAAGTTCTGTGCCCAGACGGCTTCACCGCTCGTGGCGCCGGCGTCGACGTGCTTCAGGCCCTCGACTCGAATCGTTCTCGGCCCTGCCACCTGGTACAGCGCCGAGGCCGAGGCCGTGGCTTGAAGCGTGTGGACGCTGGCGGAGGGTGTCGCGGCGAAGAGCAGGATGGTCCGCACGGTGGACGGCACCACGGCGCCCGCGGTGACGTCGAAGATCCGCGCCTGGATGATCGCGTTGGAGACGCTGCCGTTCATGATCACGCCGCCTTGAACGTCGGCGATCACTTCGTAGACACCCGCCTCCGGCAGCACCAGTTGCGCCCCGGTGACGGGAATCCACGTGTCGAAAGGGGAACCTTGAATGCCGACAGCGCCGGATGTCTGCCCGCTGACCGGCGTGAGCCGAGCACCGACCTGCCACGTCTCCGGGCACGCCCCAGCGGCGGGCGCCGTCACGTCGATGTCGACCGAGCGCTGCGCCGACACCGCGCCGCCAGGGGCGATGCCCTGGAGAGCGGTATGCGGCACGAGGAGCCCGCCCGCCGTCCGGGTGAGGGCGTTGCACGGCGCCGGGTCCACGGGCGCATCGACTCGGTACGTACGCCCGCATGCGCCCGCCATCAGTCGCTCACCTTCACGAAGCCGAGGCGTGGTCCTCCGAGGAGTGCCTGGGTGGAGTCGTTGAAGCCGACGTACTGCCGCTGCCCTTCCACGCGGATCGTCGTCGGCCCGGTGACGGTGAGGACGGTGCTGAGGCTGCCAGCGTTCTGCAGCGCCATCACCGTGCCACCGCCGTCGTTGATGTTGCCGAACTGGATCCGCCGGTTGGTGCCCACGGGTGCCCCAGCGGTGACGTTGACCAGCCGGGCGTTGATCGCCACCGCCCACGGCGTGGTCGCGGCGATGTGCGAATAGAAGTCGGCGGACAGGGCGTACGTCCCCGCCTCGGGCAGCACGACCTGGGCGCCGGACGCGACCCACGTGCCGGATGCAACAGCCTGAAGGTTCGCATCCGCTCCGAACGCTTCACCGCTGACCGGGGTGAGGCGCGCCCCCACCGTCCACGTCTCCGGGCAGGCGCCGGCGGCCGGTGCCTGCACGTCCACGTCGACCGAGCGCGTCGCCGAGACCGCGCCGCCGGGGGCGATCCCGGCAACCTCGGCACGTGGCACGAGGAGCCCGGCCGCCGCCTGTGTGAGCGCGTTGCACGGCGCCGGATCCAGGCGCGGGACAACGCGGGTTGACCCGCAGCAGTTACCCGCCATCAGTCACCTTCCGGGATCGTGGGGAGCGGCGAGGCAAGGACGTCCGGCACGCTCGCGAGGTAGGCAGCCTCGTCCACCTCCTCGTAGCCCAGCTCCACGTACGGCGTCGGGTCCTTCAGGTTGTAGACGACCTGCACGCCCTCGCCCTTCTTCGCGAAGTAGCGCGGTCCGGGCGTGGTCTCGGTCGTGTCGTCGCTCATCAGCGCCTCCTGGTCGACGGTCTGGGGAAGGGGGGCGGCCATCAGCGGTACGTCCAGTTCAGGAGGTAGCTCGCTGCCGCGGTCGCCCCGGCGAAGGAGGCCGCGGCGAGGGCGGTGTCACTGTCCTGGGCGACGGACCACGTCATCGTGACCCCGGCCGGGACCGGGACGGCAGCGCCGTCCGACATGGTGACGTTGACCGCGCCGGCGAGCACGGTGAGGCTGACGCTCTGGAGACCGGGGAAGCTGCCCGCGATGTTCTGCGCCGCCGTGCCGGTCACGGCCCGTACGCCGGTGCTCAGCGGCCCCGGCAGCAGCTCCGCCGCGGTGCAGTCCACCGGCGCGGTCGGCGTGTACGGCTGGGTGAGGTCGCCGTCGAGGTAGGTGCCCAGCAGGGTCGGGGCGGCGCCGTCGCAGGGGTCGACGGCCCACAGCTCGGTGTACTGGACGTCACCGATGCCGTCGCCGTCGGTGTCCTCGCAGCCGCACCGCTCCACCACCTGCTTGGCGCACGAGGTGGTGCTTCCTGCCTCGCCGCCGCAGGGCGCGAGGTGCCAGCCGTCCGGGATGGCGTCCTGGCGCTGCCCGTCCTCGTCCAGGTAGTAGATCGAGTCGTCGCAGCAGATCATCCGCGTCCAAGAGCGGGTCTCGGGGATGACCTCATAGGTGACCTTCAGGTGCACCATCAGGCCAGAGCCGCCGCCCACGGTTTCCTCGACGTCGAGGTAGAGGAAGTTCCTGCCGGCCTGGGCGCCCGGGATGGTGGCGGGGCCGAAGGTGTACGTCGTCCCGTTGTGCGTGGCCGTGGGCGGGAGGGTCTGCCAGGCGCCGTTGTTCAGCCGGAACGCGCGGCCGATCTGGTCGGCGTTGAACACCGTGGCCTGGAGCTGGATGGTGGCGGGGTCGGCGTTGGCCGGCAGGTCGAAGTACGCGCGCGGGTACCAATGCACGTTGAGGAGCGACGGGCCCTCGTTCGGCTGCGCCGGGCTCGACTGCGCCGAGGCGCCGTTCGGGTGCGGGGAAACCCACCAGGCCGGGCGTGCGCTGTCGGAGTCGGTGACCGACCAGGCGCCCGAGTACTGGAACTCGTACATGTCGTACCAGGGCGGGTTGGCCGCGTTGAGGTCCGTCGTCCACTTCCACACCGGGTCCACCGCGTTGTTGTTGAGGTGGGCCTCGTTGGAGATGAACTCCACTTCCTGGGTGGGGTCCTGCTGGATGCAGACCTGGGCCGGCTGGCAGCAGGACTCCGGCTCGGGCGGCTCGCACACCCCGGCGGTCCCGGCCACGGTGTAGGGGGTGGTGCCGTCCAGGAGGGTGTCCGTGACGGTGGCGGTGCCGTCACAGGAGCGGCAGATGTGCCGCAGGAACGGGCCGGCCGGGAGCACCGACACGGCGCCGGCCCAGTAGGTGAAGAACTGCCCGCACGCGGCGATGCGGCTGCCCGTTGCCGGCGCGGTGGTGAACGAGGTGACCGGGCCGGTGGTGCGGAACCGGGCGCTGCTCGCGATCAGCGGGTTCGTCACGTACGAGCACGGGTCGGTCGGTGCGGCGTCCGAGGTGCGGGTCAGCACCCCGGTTGCCGAGTTGTAGGAGTAGCCGTCCGGCAGGCTCACGACGTCCAGCCCCGGCGGGAGCTGCGCGTGGCTGATCGTCGGGTCCGGCGCGAAGTAGCGGACGTATACCGAGAACTCCACGATCGAGGGCCGGGAGAACGTCCACTTCGTCGGCGCTGTAACGGCGTGGGGGAAGGAGTGCAGCCCCCACCAGGAGCCGTCAGCGGTGCTGATGTTGGCTGCCATCGCCGTGGTGTTCGTGGCACCGGTGGACGTCCAGCCGACACCGTTGGACAGGGTGCCGGACGCGGCGGTCCCGGTGATCGTGACCGGCGCGGCCGTGGGCAGGTCGCACAGCACCAGCGTTTCGCAGTCGCGGCAGCCCGGGCACACGCCCACGGTGGCCCCGGCCGGGACGGTCACCGGGTTGCCGGTGACCGCGTCCACCAGGCGCGAGCCGACCACCGCGCCGGCCGAGTCGTACAGCACCTCTCGCCGTACCTGCTGGAGGACCGCCCCGGTGGCGCTCAGGACGCACAGGGGGAAGGTCTCGACGTCGACCGGCACGTCCGGCGCGCACTGCTGCACGGTGCCGGTCGGCGTGTAGGCGGTGCCGTCGAGGGCGTAGTCGCTGTGGCCGACGATGGCGCCGGTCTCGTCCCTGCGGTAGTCCCGCACCAGGGGCACGCTCGTGCCGTCCGCCTGGACGTCACACAGGATCAGCGCGTCCTGCTCAGGCTGCTCCACCCCGGCCGGGCAGGTCGTGACGGTACCGGTGGGGGTGTACGTGGTGCCGGTGGTGGCGTCGACCAGGCGGACGCTGTCGATCGTGCCGTCCGCAGCGTAGTTGTACTCGATCAGCACCAGGCCGACGACGTCGCCGGCCGCGTCGATGTCGCAGAAGGTTCCCGAGACCTGGACGCTCTGGGAGCTGCCGCAGGCCACGGTGCCGACCGGTGGCGCGCCCGCGCTGTAGGCGCCAGTGCGAAGGTTGAGCCAGCCCTCGGACGTGACGGTGCCCGCACAGTCGCGGACCACGGTGACCGCGATCGGTGTCCCGTCTGCCAGGCACAGGCCAACCGTGGCGGTCGGCTCGGTCGGAGAGGCGCAGTCCCGCTGTGGCTGCGGGCACGGAACGACCACTGCCTGAGTCAGGTCTACTTCGTCGCCGGTGACCTGGTCGCGCCATGTCGTCTCGCCGGTGGTGCAGTCGCGGAGCCCGTACGCCGTCCGGATCTCACCGGTCCCGGTGACGACACCGGTCGCGGTCACGTTGCAGAACCGCTCGTCGTTCCCTGGAGCCGGGTCAGCGAAGCCCTGGGTGCCGAACTTCATCGTCACGGGCGACGAGAACGACAGCTTGAAGTGCTCGGTGCCGCCCATCCGCAGGTACTGGGTACCGGTGGTGATCGCCGACGCGGTGAAGACGTCCAGCGTGACCGTGATGCCGTTGAAGACGGCGGTGCCGGTGTACGGGGCCGGAATGCCCGCGTTGGGGACCGATGGGATCGGCGGGGTGAACGTGCTCCAGTTGATGAACCCGCCAAGCTCAGGAGCGGATACCTCGACGTTCGACGCGGTACCGGTGTTCGACGTGTAGACGCCCTCCCACGCGGTGATCGGGTCGTTGTACTGGATGAACGGGAAGTCGCCGTCCGTGGCGTCGAGGCCGACCAGGCAGCCGGGGTGGTTCGGGTCGGCGTCGTTGAATTTGTGCAGTGTGAACGACGGGTCCTGGGTGACCGGCTGCTGGTAGCAGAGCGCCCCGATGAACTGGCCGCAGTCTTCGGCCGCGGGGGCGCACGGCGTTGCTCCGGCGGGGAGCGCCGGGTAGGTCGTCCCGTCCGGGGCGGTCCATGTCTGCGTGCCGTCGCAGTGGTGGGTGACGGTCCACAGCTCAGGCTCGCCGGATGCGGCGGCCGACGTGTAGGTGACGGTGACGTCGACCAGCAGGCCGGAGACCGTGGGCGCGTTGTCTTCGCGGACGTGCACCGCGAAACGGTTCACGCCGGGCACAGCACCCGCCAGGGCGTGCGCTGCCTCCGTATAGGGGGCGTCGTTGCTCGTGGTGGCCCCCGTGGGCACCTGGAGCGGCCCGCCGTTGAGCGAGTAGCCGAGGACACTGTTGTCCGCGTTGAGCGCGTCGACCTGGATCTGGAACGAGGCCGGGTCGACGCCGGCGGGCAGCGTGAACTCGCGCACGTACCAGTAGTCGACCTGGCCGCTGCCGAGCTGTGGGGTCTGCCGGTCGGCGTTGATCGCGATCCAGCCGTCACCGGCGGGTTCGGTCGTGAACCAGGCGCCGCCGTCCGACACCACGTAGGCGGTGGTGCCGCCGGTGTCCGTCAGCCCCCACGTCCAGTCCGGGGAGGGGTCGCCCTCGTTGACGAACGGGGCATTCAGCCGCTGGCTGCCAGGACCGCCCGGACCGGTGCTGCTGGTGATGCAGACGGTCTCCCGCTGCTCGCATCCGGCCGGGCACTGCCCCACGGTCCCGGCCGGGGTGTACGGGACGCCGTCGAGATCGAAGTCGACCGTGGCCGTGACGGCGCCCGTCGCGTCCTGGACGTACTTGCGGATGAACCGGACCTGCGTGCCGTCCGGCTGCAAGTCGCACAGGAGTTCCTGGTGCTGGAAGACGTCCGCCTCGTTCGGGCAGACGCCAAGGGTGCCCTGCGGGGTGTACGTGGCGCCGGTGGCCGGGTCCACGATCCGCTGTCCCACCCGGGCGCCGCTGACGGTGTCGTAGATCGGCTCCACCAGGACGGTGGCGACGACTGTGCCGTCCGCCAGGACATCGCACAGGAGGATGGCCTCCACGTCGACTCGTGGCGTCGGGGCGGCGCCACTGACGATGACGGGCCCCTGCCCGCAGCATCCGCTCACAGCTGTACTCCTGTGGTCCAGTTGACGGTGACGGTGCCGGTGTCCGCTGCGATGACGAGCGGTCCGGTGAGGCGGGCGTCTTCATCCCGCGCGATGCTCCAGGTGGCGGCCTCGCCCTGGTGGAGGGTTGAGGGGCCGTCAGTGGTGGTGATGGTGCCGGTGCCGCCGTGGGCGACGGCGGTGACGGACTGGAGGTTTGGCCAGGCGGCGGCGGTCCAGGTGGCGGCGCCGGTGAGTTCCACGCGGTGGGCCTGCGCGCCGTATGCGGGCGGTGCGCCCTCGGCGTCGTCGGCGGCGTCGCAGTCCATAGGGGCGATCGGCGAGTAGGGGCCGGTGAGGTCGCTGGTGTATGTGCCCAGGCTCGTGACGGTGCCGGTGCAGTCGACGCCGAGCAGCTCCACGTAGCCGACTTCGGGGACGCCGTCCCCGTCGGCGTCGTCACAGCGGCACGCCTCCAAGACGTTCTGCACGTCGCAAGGCGTGACCGGCGTCCCGGCTGCGTCGCCGTCAGCGGCGCACGAGCCCACGTCGCCCTGCACGGCGTACGGCGTGATGCCGTCCAGGGCGAGATCCTCGGTTGAGGTGAGGTCGCCGTCGCAGCCGAAGGTGAAGCGCCGCAGGAACGGGGTGCGCTTGACGGTCAGTGCCTCTGTCCGCACCTCCAGCGGCATCAGGAACAGGTCGCGGTCGTTGACCGGGCCGCCGGTCGTCTGGTCGGTGAACCGGATGGTGACTGCGCCCGTGGCGGGGGCGATGAACGCCAGCGGCGGCAGGTCTTCGGTCAGCGCGCCGCCCGGGAACACGTTCGACCCGTTGGAGACGTTCCGATTCCTCGCGGCCAGCACCGTGGCGCCGTCCAGGATCTCCAGCAGATAGATGGCGTTGTTGTTGGCCGGGTCGGGGGCCCCCGCGCCGATCCACGCGGAGGCGAACCGGAACTCGTACCGCACGGTGGGCAGCAGCCCGCTCACGGTCAGTTCGGCCACGCCGTTGGCGGGCTGGTTGGCCTGGGCGAACCACAGCGTCGTGCCGTCGGCCGCCACCACGTTGCCGGTCAGCGTGAAGTCGCCAGCCGGCGTGGGGATGGGGGCCTGCGGGTCGTAGGTCAGGTCACACAGCTGCGCAATCTCGGTGTCCCCGCACGGCTTGGCGGCCGGGCTGCCGCTGCTGGCCGGGGTGCACTGGCCGGGCGCGCCCGTGGGCGTGTACGGCTGCCCGTCCAGCGTGGTGTCGGTGACGGCAGTGACGGCGCCGGTCTCGCAGTCGGTGGTGATGCTGCGGAGGAACTGCGGCGCGCATCCGGTCTGGTCGTAGACCACCGTGGCGTCGAACTGGGACAGCTGCCATGCGGTGCGGCGCGGCGGTGGGCAGACGGCGCCGCTGTCGTCGTAGGCGTCGAACGCCACCACGACGACGATGTTCCCGGCGGCGAGATCGGCGGCCGGGACGTCGGCCTCGGCGGTGAGCGTTCCGGCCCACCCGACAGGCGTATCGGGCGGGGCCAGCGCGAGGGCTACCCGGTTCGCGTCACCGGGGCCGTCGTAGAGGCCGAGGAACCCGGTGGCACGGCATCCGGTGTCAGGGCCGAGCTGAGTGACGTCGACCTGCACCTTCACGTGCGCGGTGCCGGCGTCACAGACCGGCCGCGGAGCCTGGATGATCGCCGCGGCGGTGCGGACGGTCCCCCTTGTGCCCGGCTGCGGACCTGCCGCGTCCGGCAAGGTCAGCGTGCCGCCGTCCCACAGGGTTTGGGCCCCGGCCGTGGCCACGCCCGTGGTGTACGGGTAGTACGGCGTCCCGGGGGTGTCTGTGACGGTCGGGTCCGGGAGGCCGTCGGCGGGTAGGTCGCACAGCAGGAGCGTGCTGGCGTTGCGGCACGGCTCCGCGCACTGGCCGACCGTCCCGGCCGGGGTGTACGGGGCGCCGTCCAGGGTGTAGTCCGTGTGCCCGTTGATCTGCCCGCTCGCGGGGTCGCGCCGGTAGTCCCGCACGAACGCGGTGACCGTGCCGTCCGCCTGGGCGTCGCACAGGACGGTCAGGTCGAGGTCTGTGGCGGTTTCGGCGTCGGCCGGGCAGACGGTGATCGTGCCGGTCGGCGTGTACGTGGTACCGGTGGTGGCATCGACCAGCCGCACCGTGTCGATCGTGCCGTCGGCGGCGTAGCTGTACTCGATCAGAACCAAGCCGACGACATCGCCGGCCGTATCGACGTCGCAGAACGTGCCGGAGACCTGGATGGACCTGCTGTCGCCGCACGCCTGCGTTCCGGCCGGCGGTGCCCCTGCGCTGTAGGTGCCGGTGGTCAGGTTGATCCAGCCGTCTTGGGTGACGGTGCCGGTGTCGCAGTCTCGGGTGACAACGACGGCGATCGGTGTGCCGTCGGCGAGGCACAGGCCGAGTGTCGCCGCTGGGGTGGTCTGCTCGGCGCACGCGGTGGCCTCGACGGGGCAGATACCGGCGGTGCCCGTCACCACGTGCGGGGTGGTGCCGTCGAGTTCGGTGTCCTCGAACGAGACGACACCACCGGTCCAGGTGTAGGCGCGCAGGAACGGGCCACTGTCGTCGCACAGGGTCAGGGCCTGCGACGCGTACGGGCCGAACTCGCAGTCCACGGGCGCGGTCGGCGTGTACGGCGTCGACGGATCGTCCTGGTAGGTGAGGACCAGGTCCGCGCTGCCGTCGGCGTGGATGCACCACAGCTCGCTGTAGGTGGTGTCGGCGGCGCCGTCACCGTCGGTGTCGTCGCAGCGGGTGCGGCACACGGTGTCCAGGCAGCCTGCGGTGCACGGTCCGGCGTCGGCCGGGGGCGGGCCGGCGGTGAAGGTACCCGCGGTGTCGAGCCATCCGGCGATGACCGGGTTGTCGGGGGTGGATCCGCAGTCGGCGCAGCCGGACCGGACGACCAGGAGCACGGTGGTGCCGTCGGCGCGGCACAGCGGGGCGGAGGTGATGGAGGGGGCGCAGCAGGCGTCTCCAGCGGGGCCGCTACCGGTCCCGGTGCAGGCGCCGACTGTGCCGGTGACGACGTGCGGGGTCTGCCCGTCGAGGGCGACGTCCTCGTACGTGGCGGTTCCGCTGAGGAACAGGTACCTCCGCAGGAACGGGCCGGTGTCGTCGCACAGCATCACCGTCTCGGACTCGGGGCAGCCGTAGGTGCAGTCGACCGGCGCGACCGGCGTGTACGGGACGGTCGGGTCGTCCTGGTAGGTGAGGACGAGTTCGGCCGTGCCGTCCGCCTTGATGCAGTACAGCTCGCTGTAGGTGGCATCGGCGGCGCCGTCACCGTCGGTGTCGTCGCACAGCTGGCGGCACACGGTGTCGATGCAGTCCGTTGTGCACGGGCCGACGTCGGACGGCACCGCGCCGGGCGTGAACACACCGGTGACGGGATCGATCCAGCCGATGACGGCCGGGGCGGAGGCCGCGGCATCACAGTCGGCGCAGTCCGAACGGACGACGACGAGGACGGTCGTGCCGTCCGCACGGCACAGCGGCGCCGTGGCGATCGACGGGGAGCAGGAGCAGCCAGCCGTGCACGGGCCGACGTCGGCCGGGACCGCTCCCGCGGTGTACGCACCGGTGGCGGGGTCGATCCAGCCGATGGCGGCCGGGTCGGCGGCCGGATCACCGCAGTCGACGCACTCGGAGCGGATGACGACGAGGACGGTCGTGCCGTCCGCGCGGCACAGCGGCGTGGAGGCGATCGACGGCGCGCAGGCACAGCTACCTGGCGTGCTGTCGCCTCCAGGAGCGCACGGGACGGGCGAGACCGGCATGGGTCAGTCCTCCGGGTGGGCCTGACGGCGGTGGGCGGCGAGGGCGCGGTCGCTCTTGAAGGGACGCTCGCAGTCGGGACACGTGGGCTGGCCGTCGCCGGACGGCGCGCTGCCCTGGTCGGCGGCCTCGGCCGGGTGCACTTCGAGCGGCACCGCGCCGGGCCCGTACGCCTCGGGAGGCACCTCGGGCAGCGGCCCGCCCAGGCCTCCGTTCTGCCAAGGCTGGTCGACGCCGAGGAGCTCCGGGCCTTCGGCCGCCTCGGTCGGCTCGGGCTCGTCGGGGATGACGTACGTGTGGCCGTCGACCACCGCGCCGACCAGCAGCCGCTCGGGCACGCTCGTGAACAGGCCGTGCGGGACGGCGAAGTCCACCGGCGACACCGTGCGCACCTTCGGGTCCTGGGCGACCGCCCAGCGGGCGAAGGCGGTCCGCAGGTCACGGGCCGGCTGGACGGTGATGAACGCTCTACTCACGGGCGAGGCCCCCATCGTGGTCGTGGACGGCGGTCATGAGGGGCACGTCGAGACGTTGATCGCGCAGACGGTGCAGGTCGTCGCGACCACGTAGGTCCGCTCGACCAGCACGCGCCTGTCGTTGGTGGGGTAGTTGACGGACGGGCCCGGGGTGTCCGGGATGGTCACGGCCGGGCCGCGCCGTACGACGACCGGGCCGGTGATGTACAGCCAGGCGGTGCCGTCGTCGGCCGGGATGTTGCCGGGCCCGGTGTTCGCCGTGCTGTACCCGGAGCCGATGACGACGCAATTCCCGGCGAGAGTGGTCGGGTTGCCGCCGGGCTCGCGGTGCACGACGCTGCAGCAGCCGAGGAGCGCCGCAGCCCCGGCCGGGACGTGGAGGACGCCGACTCCGCCGTACTGCTCAGCCAGGCAGCCTTCCAGCGCTGCGACGCCCTGTGCGATGTTGACCGGCCCTGCGGCCGGGGTGAGGTCCTGGGCGTTCGCGGCGAGGAAGTTCGTCCAGAAACCGAGCTCGACGGCTTCCTGCTGGCCCAGTTCCAGGGCGGCTTCGGCGTGGTCGCGGGCCTCGGCGTAGCTCCAGCCCAGGGCGGAGCACTCGGCGCCCGCGTACACGGTGATCGGGTCGGCGTGCTCGGCGACCGGCCTGCAGAACTCCTTCTGCGGGGTGGGACCGGGGCTCTCGTCGGCGCCCACGCAGGGGTCGTTCCACACCTGGACCGGGCAGCAGCCGAGCGCCAGCCACTCCACGCCCAGCAGTTCGTGTTCGTCGGTGACGTCGATGATGTCGGTACAGCCGCCGAGGATCCCGTACGGCAGCGGACGCCCGGGAATCGCCTCGACGCGGCGTCGCATGCCGGCGGATGCCACCTGCGCACCTCCTCATAGGGGCCGCGCCGAGACCGCGGTGGGTCTCGGCGCTGGACGTGGGCAGGGGTCAGGCGATCGGGCAGGTGACGCCGAGCTGCTCGCCGGTGCGGCCGTCGGGGCAGACCGGCACGGTGACGACGCGGGCCTCGCTGTTCCGGGCGATCAGCGCACTGCACTCCTCGGTGAAAAGTGCCGTGTAGTCGTTCACGGAAAACTTGGTTGAATCGTGAATTACGCCGAGGCTGATCTCGCCGCCGCGTCCGGCCTCGAACGTGCCGGCCGGGTAGATCAGGAACGGGATGGACGTCGGCCAGTCGATGGCCGGGTTCGGGCCGCCGATCTCGGTGGGGACGGCCGGGTTCAGGCCGCGCGCCCACTGGACGGAGATGCCCAGCTCGGCGAAGGCGTTGATGACGCAGGAGACGTTGACGTCCGAGCAGCTCACGCCGTTCTGGCGCGCGATGTCCGCCAGGAAGAGGTTGCGGCTCCACCAGGGCAGCACGACCTCGATGTTGATGTTCGCGCAGAGCGACAGCTTCTCCGTCATGTCGGCGGCCTGCAAAGCGATCGCCGCGAAGATCGCGGAGAACGCGCCGAACGTCGCCGCGATCGTGACCGCGGTGGAGGCGGCCACGGCCTGCGTGAACAGCTCCTGCTTGATGCGGATCTCGTGGGCGACCATCGCCAGGGACTGGTAGTACGCCACCAGCTCCGGGAAGTGACGCTGGGTCAGGATGCCGCTTTCGAGGCAGGCACCGATGGCCTCGCATCGGACCTCGACGGGGTCCGGGCAGGGGATGCGGAAGCACGGCTTGACGGCGCCGGAGATGTCGTCGGCCTCGGTGTGCACGAACGTCATCGCCGCGACATCGAGCGACGGCATCGGGAAGTACCTGAGACCGCCGCGCGCGAGCTGGATCTCCGGCAGGTCCCACAGCATCTCCGGGCAGGACATGCCGGTCAGTTCGTACACGGTCTCGGACGGCGCGCACCATCCGCCGCTGGCCACGAGGTCGCCGCCGTTGAGGCGGGACTGGTCGCCTGCGAGGACGACGGCACGGGTGCCCTCGGTGCCCGAGGAACTGTCGTTGACGATCAGCTGCTCGGGGAAGGGCAGCCGGTACGAGGCGGTCAGCCCGACACCGCCACCGGCGGTCTTGAGGGCGTTGGCGCGGCGGATGATGCCCTCGGTGACACCAGCCATGTCGAGGGCCTGGCCGGGCTGGTAGCCGGGGACGTCGACGGAGGCGGTGATCTCCGGGCGCGGGTTCGGGTCTGCGGGCAGTACGCGAGGCTGGTGGGCGCGGACCCGGGACAGGTCCAGGGAGCGCCCCTTGACGGTGGCGGCCGCGGTGACGGTCTCCTTGGCAGGCTCGGCCTCGACGGCGGGCTCGACGGCGGCCGGCTCGGTCGGCTCGACGGCGGCGGCCGGTTCGCCTTCGTCACCGCGCACGGTGGCGGCGAGGGCCTCGATCTCGGCGGCGGCCTGCTGGGCGGCCTCGATCCGCTCGGCCTTCTCGGCGCGGATGCTCTCGACCCCGGTGGCCAGCTCACGGAGTCGGACCAGGTCGTCGGTGGTGACGGTGCTGCTGCGCGACATGGCGTCGAAGGCGTTGATCGCGCCGTCGAGGAGGGCGTCCAGCTCTTCGTCGTTGAGGGCGGTGATGTCCTCGGGAAGCGAGAACTCTTCCATGGGGTCGGTCTCCAAAAGATCGATCTTGGAGACCCGGCCCAAAACCAGCGGTCGTCTGTAGCAGATAGTAGCCCGCTGCTGTGCGGGGCATGCGGCTCGTCATCTCGGCTGGCCTAGTCATTCTCGGCTCCTGCGGCATCGTCGCGCCGCCGTACGGGAAACCTTGCGTAGAGCCAAAGTTGACGGCCCGTATCCTGTGAGTCATGCTCTGGGTATGCCATACGCGCCGGTCTCCCCAGAGGAGGCAGACACTCGTCCGCGTCCGGGGGCCGTACAGCGCCCCCCGGGTGAACTCCTCGCACAGGCGGCCCAACTCGCCGATCAGGCACAGCTCGTGGTGGAGAAGGCCGTCATCGCCGAACGGGCGAAGGGCACTTCCTGGGAGGTCATTGGCGACATCCTCGGTGGCGTGTCGAAGTCCGCCGCCCAGAAGCGCTGGGGCACTGTAGTTGCCCGGTGGAGGGAGTCGGCCGACGTCGCCCCCCGCAAGCTTCCCGCCTACGTGCCCGACGATCTTGCCGAATTCTCGGCGGCGTACGACGAGTTGGATGGCGCTTGGAAGCAGGCCACCGAGATCGTGGCTCGGCAGCCGCTGCTGGCCGACTTGAACAACGCGACGGTGGCCCTCTCTGGCTCCCCCGGCGGCCACACCGGCACGGGGATCCTGGCCGCCCGCCGATTCCGGGAGGCCCAGGATCATGACGCGGTTCGAGCCCGGGGGGCGCAGGCTGTTGAAGCGATTCTGGCCCAGGAGGAGCAGGCTCGTGACGCGTTTCGTCGGGCCACGGCGGGTCTGCCGGAGAACGGGCGGGACAACCCTGAGAACGCCGACCGCGCGATAGAACCTAACGCGGCTTGGGCAGAGTATCGCCGCGCCCGCGCCAGGGATTCCCGCCGCGCGAATGCCCAGTGGGCGTACGCCGAGTTCCACCGGCCGGAACTGACGCTGGAGGAACGAGTGACGCGCCTTGAGAACGCCTTCAAGGATCTCCTGCGCGACGAACTGGAAAGGCCGTGAGCTCCAACCCAAGGCCGTACGGCTAGACCACGGAGGCCGCCTTGGCCTCGACACAGCTCCGCCGCCTCAGTGAGTCCGTCCAAAGAAGCACTGGAGGCGGCGGCGAACCACACACCCCTAACAACAGGAGTAATGAGGCTATGGCCACTATCGCATTGATGCCCTCAGATGGCGAGGGACCGAAGACGCCACGTGGGTTCGCCCCCGCTCTGGCCAGCGGTTATGTCGCCGGGTACGCGGCCGCGCTCGACGCCGGCGTCACCGTCGTCGGCGGCAGCGGCGTGGAGACGACGGCGGTGATCGTGGTGCAGGCGGCGAGTGCCTCCCTGTGCTGGATCGCCATGAGGCGGCGCCGGAGCTGACACCGAGGCGAGGCCCCCCAGCTTCGGCTGGGGGGCCTCGCTGCCTTCTGCCCGCCGCTACTGGCTCTTCGTCTCGGCCGCGTTCTTCGGCGGGGTCTCGCGGATGGTGCTCCCGGCGTAGCGCTTACCGACCGTCTCGGCGGTCGGCTTGCTGGCCGAGGAGAACACCACCCTCTCCTTGCCGTCGGTGGTGACGACGACCTCGAACTTGGCCTTGTTGCCCCCGTTGCAGGCGCATCCCATGTCAGATCACTCCGTTCTGTGCAGCGACGGGCTCTTGCGCGACGAGTGCGGCCATGGCGGCGGTCTCGGCGCGGCGGTCGTCCTGACGCCGGGTCACGGCATCGGCGATCAGGTCGATGAGGGGCCCGCCGACGAGGGCCGCCGCAAGAGCCTCAGCGTCCACGGACGCCATCGCGGAGGACACAGCGTCCGAACGCTGTCCAGGCAGGTCAGCAGCAGTGCCCGCCGAGCTCGCGGACGCGGTCCGGACGTCGTCCGGACGGGTATCCGGATGCTGTCCGGACGGGTCGTCCAGGGAGGGCAGGAGGCCCGCTGCGGAGGCCGCGAGCGCCAGGTTTGAGCGCTCGGCGACGGCGGGGAGCATCGCCGCCAGGAGCGGCGAGGAATGGCCGGGCACCGGGACGGTCAGGACCGCGCGGAGCTGCCACTGGCCGCCGCCGCCCTGCCGCATGTGGTACGACGGCTGGCAGGCCGCGAACACCGTGCGGTCCCACTCGCTCAGCCACGGGGCCGCCGCGCCGCTGAACCAAAGGCCGCCATCGTTCAGGCCGACGGTGACGACGGCTCCGACGGTCCTGGTGTCGTCGAACTGGCAGGAGGCGGTCTCACACTCGGCGCCGTCGCGGTGGTGGCCCACGTTCATGGTCATCGCCCCGGCCTTGATGAACGTGCCGTCGTCGAGCGCGAACCGGGCCCGCAGGAAGTGCGTCAGGTCGAGCGCGCCCAGGCTCTCGATCGTCAGCTTCTTCCCGGGGTAGCCCGCGTGGGGCTCACCGGCCTGGGCGACCCACCCGTACACGCGGCCGTCCTTGTAGTGGACGCCGCCGCTGCCCGGCGGGAGGTCCTCCTCGGTCGGCTCGGCGAACCAGGCGGCGGGCATCGGGTCCATCGCCTGCATGGCCGTCCACGCGGACGCCTCCAGCTCCCGCAGCTCGGCCGACGCGGACTCTTCGTCGGCCCACGGCGGGCGGATGTCCTCGCCGTACGCCTTGGACAGCCGCTCGTAGAGCGTCTCGACGCGGGAGCGGATCTCCTTCTGCTCGTCGTCGGGGATGTCGGCTCCGCCCATGGCGCCCTGGAGGACGCCTGCGACCGCGTAGACGCCCGCGGCGACGATCTCCAGGCGCGGGCCGTCGGCGCCGTCGAAGACGTCGCAGAAGCCCAGCTTGTACGTGCTGGTCGTGGCCGGGTCGCCGTCGGGGTCGAGCCACAGGAACGCGGACCCGAGCTTGTCCGCGTCGACGTCGCCGTTGTCGTCGGTGGCCCAGTCCAGGACGCGGCTGCTGGCCTTGCTGCCGTCCCACTTCGCCTCGGGGTCATCGTGCACCGGCAGGTCGAGGTTGCCGGACATGGCGGCCGTCACCTCGTTGCCCTCCGGCAGGGTCGACGGGCCGCAGAATAGGCCGGGTGCGAGGCGGACGATCCGGCCGTCCTTCGCTGCGCCGTTGAGGTGTCCTCGTGCGGTGCTCATCGCCATGCCGAGCGCGTTGGAGACGTGCCGGGCGCCGACGGCGGTCGGGGAGGTGCACACGTAGCGGACGACGCGGTCTCGGGTCTCCCCCGCCGCGGTGATGTCCGGCACCGGCGCAGCGGCGGTTTCGTCGAGCGGGTCGAGGACGATCTTGGCGTCCTTGAAGGCGGGCATCGACACGAGCGTGGCGCCCCGGAGTCGGGCGTCGGTGATGCGCATCAGGAACTCGCCGGCCTGCTGCTCGTGGATGACCAGACCGGATTCGGGGTCGTCGGGGTCGCCTGCCGCCGCGGTGAGCGCGCCGGTGCCGTTGAACGCGCTCGCGATCGCCGGGGCGGTGAGGGTGCCGCCGGGGCCGGTGATGAGCTGGACGTCGTAGCGGCTGCGGGAGAACGCCTCACCGGACGCCGTCCACTCGGCGCGGGTGGACGCGGACAGCATGACCGAGCCGTCTTCCATGTTCATCACGCTGGCGTGGGCCAGAGTCGCCGAGGCGAACAGCCAGTCCGCGTCTTCCGGGCTGAGCGTCTTGTCGACGAGCTGGATGCTGACGTTGTCCAGGTCCACGCTGATGCCGAGCACGGGGTCTTCCTCATCGAGGAGCTGCGCGACGTCGAGCCCGGCCGGCTGGTTCAGGTACAGCACACCGGAGGCGGTGATGCGGTTGCCGTCTCGCTTCACCTTCTTGATGGCGCCGGCCAGGCGCGCGCCCTGGTGGCCCATCAGCATCTCGTCGGCGTGCTGGAGCGGCTGGGGCTGCCGGTCCCACTTCAGGGCGCCCTTGGTGAAGATCCGGCCGTCGCCGGTCTCCTCGTCCTCGTAGGCGATCGCCCAGGGTTCCGGCGTGGACCAGCCACGGACCGTCAGCGGAATGAGATCGGTGGCGACTTGAGCGGCGGCCTGGACGTCGGGCATGGGTTCTTCCTCCTGCTGGGGGCCGAGGGGGATGTCGGTGTGCTCGTCCCCGAAAGCGACGCGCAGCCTGTCGAAGGTCACGAGGCCGACCCTCGCCAGCAGCTCCCTGTAGGGCCAGTCCTCGGCCGTGTAGACAGCACATGCGTGGGCGGTCCAAGGCGAGTGCTGGCGGGGCACGTCGGGATGGTCGGTGTCGGCGAGCACCACGGTGACGGCCTGGCGGACGTCGCCGATGGTCGGGTCGTCGTCGGCGCGGTCGCGGCTGTCGCTGATGGTCCACACCCACGACGGCTTCTCGGTGTCGGTGTTCCAGTGCGCGGCGCCGGTCGCATAGCCGTGGATGGGGCCGCCGAGGTCCTCGACCGCTGTCGTCAGGGTCTGGATGAAGTCGGCGCGCTGGGTCTCCGTCCACTGGCTCGCGTCGTCGCCGAGGAAGAACCTCGCGTCGTCGCCGAGGAAGAACATCGTGCAGTGCAGCTCGTCGACGGGTTCGCCGCCGTCGAGAGCCAGGCGCTCGGCGTCGGCCTGGCTGGGCAGCAGGGCCACCATCGCCCCAGACAGGTGGCTGCCGTCGGCTGCGGCCGTGGACTCCAAGGCTTCGGGGCGCGGCCCGTCTTGCGTTTCGAAGGCGGAGGCCCGGGTCTCGGGATGGACTCGCAGCACACAGCGGCAGTTCACCACTTGCGAGGCCGGGGCGGACGGGTCGTGTGGGGCGTCCATCTTCGAGGCGCCCACGGTGAACTCCTCGTCCAGGAGCAGGATCGTGCCGTTGACCTCGCGGTGGTCGTGCCGGACGCAGGTGTCACCTCGGGTGACCCACTGCTTTACCAGGGGCCGGTCCTGGCCGGTGGCGTCCCTCGCTGCGCCCAGCGTGGCCGTGTTCCAGGCCCGTCCGGCTTCGGTGCGGGCGATGCCTTCCTCGCGGTCCGGGCCGAGCTGTGAGCCCTCCCGGGCGAACCGCTCCCGGAGCCGCGCGCGCAGCTGCTCGATGGACTCGCCGGCGTCGACGCCTGCGGCGAGTTCCTCGCGGGCGGCCTCGGCGAGGCGGTCGCCGACCGCGCGCATCAGGTGCTCGGTGACGGTGACGTACTCGCTCATCGCCGGGGGCAGGTCGCGGCCGTCGTTATACCGGCCTTCCAGGTCGTGCCACTCCTCGGGCAGCTCGCTGTCAGTGGCCTCGGCGGCGTGGTCGGCGGCCTGCTCGGAGACCCGCAGCAGGCGGCGCACGATGCGCGGCACCCGGTCGGTGAACATGCGGGCGATCCGGGAGACGGAGAACCGTGCGGCGACCAGCTCGGTGGCGTCGGCCAGTTCGCGGGCGAACTCGTCGGCGACCTCGTGCAGGACGGCCGACACCTCGTCGGCTACCTGCTGCTCGGCGTCTTCCAGGAGCTGGAACAGGTCATCAGCCATCGGTGCCCTCCTGCGTTGCCCCCACGAGGGTCACGGAGTTGTCGGCGGCGCGGAGGAAGCCCCACATCCCGAGCGGGATCGTTCCGTACCCCGTGCGGGCGGTGAGGGTGACGTAGACGCTGGCCTCCTCGCCCACAGGGAGCTGATCGAAGCGGGCGGTCGCCACCGCGGCGGCGTCTTGGATAAGGCCGACGATGGGGGCCGCGGTTTCGGGTGACGCCTCGTCCGTCAGGAATGCCGGTTCAGCCACGGTCGGCCACCTCCTCCACCTCGCGGCTGGGGTGTGTCACACGGTCAGGGGCCGGTGACTCGTCCACGGCCTGGTTGTCGCGCTGCCGCCAGGCGAGGAGTTCCTCCCAGACTTCCCGGCCTGGGCAGCGGGAGCACCAGCCGAACGCCCGGTGCCCTGCGCGGGAGTGGCCGGGCGGGGCGACGTGCAGCTTCGGCTGCTTCTCGGCCGTCAGCTCGTCAGTTCCGTCGCACACTGCTGGTCTCCCTGGGGGGTGTTGGGGCAGGGGTCGATGCGGGCGATGAAGAGGGACGTGGGCCCGCTCGTCGCGATCGGCCCGTCGGGGCCGTTCAGGCTGAAGCTGGTGACGTCGACGCGTCGGGCTTCGAGGACCTGGAGGCCCCCGCAGTCCGGGCAGAGGATGAGGTCATGACGGCAGTCAGCCACGGGCGGCCTCCTGGGGCTTCTCGCAGGCGAAGCAGAATGCGAACCGGCCGACCTGGTGCACGGCGGCCTTGGTCGTCACGAGGAAGGTCGCATCGAGGACCGCGTCGTCGCTGCCGCACGTCAGGCATGCGTACGTGCGGGTGCTGACGTCGCCGACCAGCGGCATGGAGACGTCGCCCTGGCCGTCCTGGCCGTCGGCGGTCTGGCAGTCCGGCGCGGGCGTCGAACCCAGCTGGGCGATCTCGTGGCGTGCCTGCTCGTAGACCTGCCAGGCGGCCAGCTCCTCCGCGACGGTCCGGCCCTGGCAGTGCGAGCAGTAGCCGTGCACGCGATGCGAGGGGATCGAATGGCCGAGGGGAGCCGTCCACATGAGGTCAACCACGGGTGGCCTCCTGGTCGTCGAGGTCGTCGCAGATCTCGCACGCGGTCCAGGTGCCGACCACGGCCACGCCGTCCGGGGTGAGCATCAGGACGTCGCCGGTGAGGCGGGTGAGGGCTTTGCAGGTCGGGCACCAGTCCTCGCGGGCCGGGCCGGGGAGGACGATCACAGTCAGGGGTGGTGTGCTGGCCATCACGCGGCCACCTCCAGGGAGGCGCAGGAGCCGATCACTGCGGGGACGACCGCGTAGGAGTGGACGATCCCGGCGGCGATCAGCTCGCGGGCGTAGGAGTCGAGCGAGGCGGTCAGGCAGTCGGCACTGAGGCCGTACCGCTTGGCGATCTCGGGGACGCGGTTCCAGACCCCTTCGAGGAGCCGGTACTGCTCGACCTGGCCGGGCTCGACCTTCAGCTCGGTGTGCAGGGCGGACGCTTCGATCTCGCGGGCTCGGGCGCGCTCGCTGCGCGGGCAGATCGGCGTGCGCAGCAGCTTGTCGCCGGCCGAGGACAGGGCGGCCCAGATCAGGCCGTCTGCTGCTGCGACGAGGCCCTCGCCGTGGTGCCGGGTGGCGGAGGCGGGCAGGGTGTCGGGCTCGTCCTTCGTCTCGTCGACCGGCAGATCGGGCTTCGTCGGCCCCTGCTGCTGGCCGTCGCCCGGCTGCTGGTCCTGGCCGTTGCCGGTGTCCTGCTGCTTCTTCCGGTCGGCTTCCTCTTCGGCGGTGGGGGCGTCGGACTCCTCGAAGCCGGTTTCCCGGCGCAGTGCGGTGGCGCTGATGACGCCACGGTCGAACGCCTGCAGAGCGGTCTCGCTGCGGTTGGTGCGCACGCGGAGGTTCGCGGTGTCGTACCAGACGAGCCACCGGTGCCAGTCGTCGACCTTTTCGGCCTGGAGAAGGGGGCGCAGCCACTGCTGTGTGAGGGCGTAGCTGACGGTCTGGAGCTTCGGTTCGATGCCCATGCGGATCGCCTCGGACGTCAACATCCAGGCACCCCAATGATTGGTGTCCCCCATGCCGAGCATCAGCTCGGCCGGGATCTCCAGGCCGGTCGCGAACCGCTTGATGGCCTCCTCGCGCAGCTTCAGGGCGAGGTCGTCGAAGTTGCTCTCGAATGTGAGCAGCTTGAAGTCGGCGATGCTGTCGGCCGGGACCTCGAGAACGATCGGCACCGTGGCCGCCGCGCTCTCGGGTTCGCGGATCGCCGTCTCGGCGATCATCATCAGCAGTTCGATCAGGTCGTCTTCGGCGTCGCCCTGGCCGGGGCGGGTGGGGAAGCGGACGCCCTTGGGGACGAGGAGGATGCCGCGGCCGGTCAGCCGGGAGCGGGCGATGGCCTTGACGGCGGAGTTCAGCAGGAGCAGTTCTTCGAGCAGGTCGATGCTGGCGCGGACGGGGCTGTCGGCGTCGATGGAGTGCTCGGGGTCGGGTTCCCACACGCGCAGGGCGACCGGCGAGTCCGGGTCGAGGGCGTCTTCGTCGCCGGCCGGGATATCGATGTCGTCGCCGTCGACTTCGGCGGTGAGCTTGCCGGACTTCTGGCTGACCTCGCGGGTGGACAGCACCCGCCAGTCATGGCCGTCTTCGGGGACGTCGGGGCTGAGGACGTCAGCGTTGGGGCGGACGACGATCCAGCCCTCGCCGGACACCGTCAGGTGCTTGCCGAACGCGCCGAGGAGCTTGGCCTGTCCGTCGGGGCCGCCCGCGATCTGCTGGACGATCTCCGAGGCGCGGTGGTTGTTCGGGGCGGGCTCGATCGTTCCGTCGTCGGCGCGGCGTCCGGCGTACAGGGTGGCGCCGGCCATGCCGTTGGCCATGTAGGTGGCGGCGAAGCGGACTTCGGGGACGGCGTGGTACAGCTGCCAGGCGCGCGTCTGCCATCCCTGGTCGGTGCTGGCCTTGACCGCTCGGACCTTGCGGTTGACGTACCGGGACGCGGCGGCCGTGAGCTCTCGGGTCACTTCCCCACCTCGCCGAGCGTGTCGTCCACGCGGTTCAGGAGGACGGCCGCGCCTGCGACGGCGAACCATTCGATGCCGTGGATGAGGAGCGGGGCGTCGTCGAACTGGCCAGTGACGAGGAGGTAGACGGCGAGCAGGGCGCCAGAGATCCACCAGCCCATGCAGTACGGGCAGGAGATCAGCGTGACGGCGGCGTTGCGGACGGGGCCGTCGGTCTTGCGGCTGTGCCAGTCGAAGACGACCGCTCGGGCCGGGTCGAGCACGGTGTCATGGACGGCCAGCTGGGTTGCTCGATAGCCAGCGGCGGCGAGGACGACGAGTGCCGGGATGCCAATCATGTCCGCCCCTTGCAGAGGATCTTCCGGTTGCGGCGGGCACTATAGGTCATTCCGGGCACAAGCCGCTTTCGTAACTGATCACGCTACGAACGGAATTGATCTCCCTGGGGCGTCAACGCACCATATGTCAGGTCTGCTACGCTCCGCGCCGCACGCCTTGAGCAAGCGTGCGCCGGGAGAACGGCACCGGCGGTCACGCCGCAGCCATGCGTCCGGACGGCAAGGGGTTTGCGCATGCCCCCGGCCGCCGGTGCCACCTCCGTACACTGCCGGGCCCCCGCAACCCCGAGCGCGGGAGCCCGGAGACGCAAGCAGGCCCCCCACCACTGGTGGGGGGCCTGCTTCACCAGCGACCCGTCAGAACATGGCCAGCGTCCCCAGCGGCCCCGCAGGAGCTTCCTCCGGCTGATCGCCCTCGTCGACCTCCACGAACTCCATCTGCGCCCCGGGCCCCGGCAGGTCCACGATCTCCAGGGAACCCGCGCAGGACACGAGTGCGTCGCCGAACAGCTCGGGCCGCTCGGTCGGGTCGTGCCGCAT